ATTAAATATTTCAGGTGGTGGTGGTACTGGTGCTGCTTTTACTGCTGCCATAACAACTGGCGGTGTTAAGATTAACAACAGCACAGATTATCTAAACTCTTTTGCTAGCGGTGCTGGTACTGTTGGTGAGTTTGCTGCTAAGTATCCAGGCACTCTAGGTAACTCTCTATCAGTTTCTATCTGTGACTCAGTAGGTTTCTCTACTTGGGCTTCCAAAGATAACTTTAATACTGCTCCATCTACTTCTACATACGCTACTAGCGTTGGTGGTACTAATGATGAAGTTCACGTAATCGTTGTTGATGAAGATGGTCTATGGACTGGTACTCCTGGAACTGTTCTAGAAAAATTTGCTTACTTATCTAAAGCATCCGATGCTAAACGTCCAGATGGTTCATCTTCTTACTACAAGAACGTAATTAATGGTGACTCTAAATATGTTTACTGGATGGATCACCCAACAGCTGGAACAAACTGGGGCACTAGTGCTACCGCTAAGACTTTTGTTAACTTATCTGGTCCTATTGCTCGCTCACTATCTGGTGGTGTTGACGATCTAGCTACTACTGATGCTAATACAATGAATGCATGGGCATTGTTTGCTGATGACGCAACATACGATATCTCTTTAGTTCCAGTTGGCGCTGCTACTTCAACTGTTGCAAACTATGTTATTTCTAACATCTGCGAAACACGTCTTGATTGCGTAGCGTTTGTATCTCCACAGAATACTAGCACTGGTGAAGTTATCACTGGTACTGGTTCTACTGCTACTACTGCCATTAAAGCATACCGTGATTTACTACCAAGTTCTTCATATGCTGTAATGGACTCAGGTTACAAATATCAATATGATCGTTACAATGACGTATATCGTTTCGTTCCATTAAATGGTGACGTAGCTGGTCTATGTGCTCGTACTGATAACACTAATGATCCATGGTTCTCTCCAGGTGGTCTAAATCGTGGACAAATTAAGAACGTAGTTAAATTGGCTATTAACCCAACTAAAGCAGATCGTGATGTGCTTTATGCTGCTGGTGTTAACCCAGTTGTTACTTTCCCAGGTGAAGGTACTGTTCTATTCGGTGACAAGACATTGCTTACTAAACCATCTGCTTTCGATCGTATTAACGTACGTCGTTTGTTTATCGTTATGGAAAAAGCAATTGCAACTGCTGCTAAGTTCCAGTTGTTTGAATTCAACGACAGCTTTACTCAAGCCCAGTTCCGTAACCTAGTAGAACCATTCTTACGTAATGTACAAGGTCGTCGTGGTATCACTGACTTCAAGGTTGTTTGTGATGGTACAAATAACACTGGTGAAGTTATTGATTCTAATAACTTTGTTGCTGACATCTACGTTAAACCAAATCGTTCTATTAACTACATTACTCTGAACTTTATCGCTGCTCGTTCTTCTATCAGCTTTACTGAACTCGGTGCTTAATAGTAGATAAATATAGAAAGAATTAAGGAGAATTAAATGGCAAATATTGCTGATTTTAAAGCGCAGATGTTGGGTGGCGGTGCTCGCCCAAATCAATTCCGTGTTGAATTAACTTTCCCAAGTTATGTTACTCTTGGTCCAGTAGCTGGTCAGCGTGCACAGTTCTTGTGTAAAGCTGCTCAGTTACCTGCTTCTACTATCGAGAATATCGGTGTTCTCTATCGTGGTCGCCCAGTAAACTTTGCTGGTGAGCGTACATTCCAACCATGGACTGTGACAATTTACAACGATACTACTTTTGGTATCCGTAATGCACTAGAACAATGGCAATCTGGTATTCAGAACTATGACACTACTTCTGGTCGTGTTAATCCTGAAGACTACCAAGTTGACTTACAAGTACACCAATTAGATCGTAGTGGTGGCATTATCAAGACTTATAAGTTCGTTGATGCTTACCCAACTACTGTTTCTGCAATCGGTTTAGATTACGAACAACAAAATGCTATTGAACAGTTTGATGTAGAATTTCAATACAACTTCTTTACATCTGCTACTGGTGCTGCTGCTGGCTTTGGAGTTAATGTTTCTATCGATACTCCAGTTGGTAGTTTCCCACTATAATATTAATTACCTAGAAGGTACTATATAATGCAATTATTTGGATTTGAAATCCTAAGGAAAAGGGATAGTGCGATTGAGAGTATTGTTGCGCCTAATCCTCAAGATGGATCGACTGTAGTAAACACTGGCGTAAATGCTGGTGGTTACTACGGTATGGTCATGGATCTAGATGGTGTAATTAAAAACGAAAACGACTTAATCCGTCGTTATCGTGAAGTAGCTACTTATAGTGATTGTGATGGTGCTATTGAAGATATTGTTAGCGAAGCAATTGTCTATGATGAAGAAGATCAAACAGTTACTATTAACTTAGATGATGTTGATGTTTCTGATACTATTAAGAAAAAGATTCGTGTTGAATTTGATGAGATAGTTAAACTATTAAAATTCCAAGAACGTGGTCATGAGATCTTTAGAACTTGGTATGTTGATGGTCGTTTATATTTTCATATTTTATTAGATGAAAAGAATTTAAAACAAGGAATTGTTGAGTTACGTTACATTGATCCACGTAAGATTCGTAGGATTAAAAATGTAATTAAGTCAAGAACTCCTCAAGGTGTTGAGGTTGTTAAAGAAGTACAAGAATACTATCTTTACAATGACAAAGGTATTACTGAACAAACAACTCAAGGTGTTAAACTCTCGCTTGATTCTGTTGTTTATGTTCCATCTGGTTTCCTAGATGCTAACTCTGGTATGATGATGTCTTATTTGCATAAAGCAATTAAGCCAACAAACCAGTTGAAGATGATTGAAGATAGTTTAGTTATCTATCGTATTAGTCGTGCACCTGAGCGTAGAATATTTTATGTTGACGTAGGTAACTTGCCAAAGGTCAAGGCAGAACAATACGTAAACGATATCATGAACAAGTTCCGTAACAAGATTGTTTATGATGCAACGACAGGCGAGGTCAGAGATGATCGTCGCCACTTGTCAATGATGGAAGACTTCTGGATGCCACGTCGCGAAGGTGGCAAGGGTACTGAAATTACTACTCTTCCAGGTGGCCAAAACCTTGGCGAAATTCAAGACATCGAATACTTCCAACAAAAATTATATCGTGCGTTGAATGTACCAATCGGTCGTCTTCAGCAAGAAGGTGGTTTCAGTATTGGTCGTGCTCAAGAAATTAGTCGTGATGAAGTTAAGTTTAATAAGTTTATTGTAAGACTACGTCAAAAGTTTAGTCATATATTTACTGACGCATTGCGTGTTCAGTTAATTGCTAAAAATATTATGCGCCCAGAGGACTGGGAATTAATTAAACAAGACATTCGTTATAACTACGTAATTGATAATCATTACGCTGAGTTAAAAGATAATGAAGTCTTGATGGGTCGTTTAAATGCTCTACAATTAATTGAACCATACCTTGGTAAATTTTATTCAATGGACTGGGTTAAGAAAAATGTTCTTATGCAGACTGAGGATGAAATTGAAGAAATGCAAAGTCAGATGGATCAAGATGAAGAATACCATGTGAGTGACGCAGAACGTACTGGACAACTTGCTGGTGTTACCCAAGCTGCCCAACAGAATTTTTTACAAGCAAATGCGCCACAGGCTGCTGAGGCTCCAGTAGCTGATGCACCAAACCCTGCTGGTCAATAAGGAGATATTATGAGTACATTAGATTTAGTTTCTGCGATTATTAATAAAGATGCTACAGGTATTGAGTCAGCATTCAATGATGCTATGGCAGAAAAGATTGCAACTCGTTTAGATGATATGCACGCAGCGGTTGCGCAAAGCATGTTTAAAGAACCAGAAATAGTTGATGAACCAGTCATAGAAACCGAATGAAGTATTACCAATTAAAATCTTCTCTTCAAAAATCTAACATTGTTGAAAGTGTTAGATCCTATCGTCAGTTAATTGAAAAGACTGACGAAGGTAAGATTTTAATTAATGGTTTGAATACTAATCATAAGACTATCGAAGAAGCAAGAAAATATATTAAAGAAGATTACGATACACACCAACTGGCCAGTAAAATAACAAAAGATACTTATCAAGAAATTTCAGAACATACAGTGGCTAGTATTATTAAAGAACATCACGATATTAAAGTTACTGATACATTAATAGAATCATACGTAGAACTTGCTTCTTCAAATATGTTTAGTGTTGATCCAGTCGTTCATAAAATTCGTTCTTTGAATAAACTTGATAGAATCGTTGAAGGTAAATTGCATTATATTCTTGCAGATAACTCTACTGTTGCAATTAATGAAGATACGCAAGATATCCTAAATAAGTTATTGAATAATCAAAAAGAAATAGTCCAGTATATGAGAGAGTCAAAAGAGAACTTCTTTCATGTGCTTGAACAAATAGAGGAATAACATGGCTGCTACTAGAACCACAATAATTAGAAATACTAACCAAGAGACTATCATTAAGTATGAAGGTAGTTCAACTGATACTGCCGCAACTATTGATATCTCTACATTAGCTGCTACTACTCAAGCAAGAAATTCTGATACTCCAACAGTAAATATTGTTAAGTTTATTTCAATGGGTTTATTAACTTCTGGCGTACAAATTGTAAGAAATGGTGTTTCTATTCTAGCAGCTGCGCCTGAAAATGCTCCAGTGTTAGATTTAACTCAAAATGGTATTAGTGATGGCATTCAGAATACTCAAAATATCGTTATCACTACAACAGGTGCTGCGTCAACTGGTTATCTAGTTCTACGTAAATTAGCTGGTTGGGATACTAAAGTTGAAACTGCTACTTACGGTGCTTACGACGATGTTACTCGTGTTGGTGCTTCTACCACTATGAGTGGTTCTCCAGATAAGGTCTAACTATGAAACTAATTAGAGAAGTCTTTGATACTACTAATATAATCGTTGAAGAGAAATTAGGTAAGCCAAAGCAATACTTTATTGAGGGTGTTTTCCTTCAATCAGAAATTACTAACCGTAATGGTCGTATGTACAAAGAAAGTACAATGGATCGTGAGGTCGGTCGTTATTTAAAAGAAGCAGTTGAAATGAATCGTGCATACGGTGAACTGGGTCACCCAGAAGGTCCAGGTATTAACCTTGATCGCGTATCACATATGATCACTTCTCTGCGTAAAGAAGGTACGAACTATATTGGTCGAGCCAAGATTTAAGATACTCCAATGGGTCAAATCGCTAAAGGTCTTTTAGAAGGTGGCGCTAACCTAGGT